GCAGGGTATCCGCCGCCGTAATTCATCGTAGGGCTATATCCGCCAAGGTCGCTTTGTTGATCCTCAGTTAAAGTAGGAAATAGGTCAAATATAGTCACGTCTTTTTTTAGCTTGCTAGTTGCTGCAGCCATTTTATCGACTGTATCAATAACGGTAGTAGCAGGGATAAGTGATCCCACGCCGCTAGGGGTAAGTCCTCCGGTGTTACCGCCTGTACCGATCTTGCCAAGTAATGCCGCGTATTCTTGTAATGCCTTTAATCGAGCATCATCGGCAGCTTTTTGCGCTTTAGCTACTCGGTCGATCATCGATAACTCGGCAGACTCGCGTAGCAAAGCTGCAGTATTGGCCGCGCTTGTAGTTTTGCTTAGAGAGGCTAAACGTGCGATCTCTGTAAGTTGGATTTGTACGCGCTCGCTATATGCCTCTTTAGCTGCTAACTGACCAGCTGCGACGATAGCGGCGTTATATTTCTTAAACGCCTCCTCACGTGCTAGTTCCTTATCGCCCTCGGCCATCTTTGACTTATTAATTACTTCGAGCTCATTGAGCAACTGAGTATTAAGTGCCAGGAGTGTCGAGTCGCTGATTTCTTTAACGCCGGCTAATTTGGCTAAATCTGCGTTTTTCTGTAGTGCGGCTAGCTCGCTAATCTTTTTGAGCGCTAATTCGCCGTTATCCTCCTCGATGGCCTGCAAAGCCTCAAGGCGTAGTTTAGTCTCTTTGTCATAGGTAGCCTTAAGAGCTGCAGCGATCGAGATACGGTTAGTATCAAAAACGGCAGCTGCCTTAGATAGCGCTAGCTTATTCTTTTCTGCTAACTGCGCTTTTTTCTCTAGGGCTATTCTTTCTTTTTGTAGTTTGATGGCTGCCTTATCGGCTTTAGCCTTTTCTACGTTAGCTTGTAAATTGCGAATATCCTGAGGTACACCTTGAGGAAAACCGCCTTGGCGGCCTAAAACTATATCTACATTTCGGCGTAAAGCACCGATCGAAAATCTGCCAAGATAATTTTTAAGAGCTCTACCTGCATCCTCTAAAACGCCGGCACCCGGGATACTTGAAAATAAGTTACCGAGCTCTTTAGTCAGGTAGGCGGTGTTAGTAATAAGTCCCGAGATCGAGTCGGCTGCGCTATCGACCTTATCGATCAGCTTATCCATACCGCCGGATGATGTACCTAAAGCTGCTACAAGTGACTGGCCTATCTGCTCGCTAGCCTGCTCAGCTGCAATTTTTAGTTTACTAAGTGAGCCCTGATATGAGTCGGCAGCCTCTTTTGATTGCCCCGCGTACTGAGCAGCGATTAACTTCTCTACTTCTAAATATGATTTAGTAGCGAGCTCGGCTTGAGTAAGTCCTAGGTTTAATTGTCTAAGGCCTCTGTAATTACCTACATATGCTTGGCTAAGGATCTTTGTAGCACCCGCCAAGTCCATACCCGTACCGGCCGAGATATCTAGCGCGGTATTTAGTAATGACTGGGCTACAGTCGTAGAGCGTGTCTGTTGAGCTAATGCAATAAATGAAGGCTGCAGCTGATCGCGATTTACGCCAGTAGTGCGCTCGACGGCATCGATGTAACCCTCAGCCTCAGCGGTAGCAAAATTAAAGCCTAGATTACGTAAAGCGGTATCGAGGCGCTTAGCCTCTGCGATCTGTTCGCCGTAAGCTGCTACGGCCTTTTTAGAGTAGCCTAAAAGAGCTGCAGCGCTAAAGGTAATGCCAAGGGTACGACCTAGCCCCTTTACAGTTTTCTCAAACTTACCGATCTGATTAGATCCCTTAGTAAGAGCTTTACCGTTCCACTCGGCTACTGCCGATACAATTAAATTAGGTACGTTAGCCATTATGCAGCCAAACCGTACGTACTCACGCCATAGCGGCCGTTATTAAAATTAACTACCGTTTTTTCGATAGCTCGATAAACGGCATCTTGGGCCTTGCCCTCGTCCTCTTTCCAAGCTCGATAAATCATACGACCGCGCTCGGCTCGCTTGTCTCCGTAGAGTGGGCCCATACGGTTTACAAAATGCTCACCCGCACCCGGGTTATTAGATCGATAGCCTTTACGTGATGGCTCATCGGCTCGGCCTGCAGTCTCATAAATGGCTCCAGCTGCAGACTTATTAGCTACATAGTACAGAGCTTGCCAGCCGTTACGGTTTCTTTTGCTAGGAGCCTGAGAGTATGTAATACCTTTTTTGACTGTCTCTACGTCATAGAGTGGAAACAAACGTACGCGGCCTTCGGAGTTAAGGGTTCTAAACATCGAATTACGAGCCGTAATCTTTCGGCCTACTGTGTTTTCGTTCCAGTTATACAGGTTATCCGGTTGAGGAGATGGAGCGAACCCGCGAGCTTTGTCACGGATTGGCACCATCGCCGCACGAACCTCTGCGTTCATTTCTTTCAGCATTTCAGGATCAAGTTTACGGAGGGCCTTAACCGTTTCGCGTACGCCTTTTATTGCGACTGGCATTTTGCGCCTCCTCGGCTTGCTCGTTTAATACTTTTATTAACATCTTAAACATCTCAGGATCGAGATCGAGTACCGCTTGAGGCGGGATCTGTAACCGTATCGATAGTCGAGCTATCAAATGAGTTACAGAGTCCCGCCCTAAGCTAAAGGTAGATCGTCTACTACTTCGACTTTTACTAAGGTATCAAGAAAATCAGGGCCAAAAGGTTTTACCGTTTCGCCGCTAGCGCGTAAGCACTCCCAGCTAAGATAAAACAGATCGGTCTGTTTTTCATCGTCCCTAAAGGCTTTGTGGAAACCTTTTTTTGCGTAGAGCTCAAAGGCATACTCGATACGTGGAGTAATCTGATGCTCAGTTACTTCCCCGGTAGCCCTTGTAATTTTGAGTCGTGCCATTTGTTGCCCCTTTGTTAGTTGGTTATACGGTTGTGTCTACGACGATTGGTGAGTTACAAGTAAATGTAATGCTCTGAGTAGAGATATCTCCGACTGCGCCGTTAATATCTGTAGTGTTATTTACTAGAATTGTAGTTTGGTACTCAGGGTTTGTGGCTGAGATAGTCGCGCTAGTCTGCTTTAACGTTAGAGGTACTGTAGTACCCCAAGCTGCTTGCAAAGTCTGTAGGACTTCACCGGTAGCAGTATCGTTTAGAAAATCTAGCGTTACAGTTGAAGTCTCGAGGCCTTTTGTAAAACGTCTCGATGAATCGCCCATCGCAGAAATTTCCAGCTCCTCAAAAACGCGGTTAATCGTCGCGCTCGTTACGTGATCTGAGAGGTCTACCGAGTTAAGGGTTACGACCACTCCATTTGATAAGAATATGGCCATTAGCCTATTCCTCGCTCTCTGTAGTAGGTGTTGTTGTTGTTGGTTTTGCTTTTGCTACTTTGACCGGTGCAGGCTCGTCTACGATCTGCCCGATCTTTCGCAAAAACTTTAGGTCATCCTCTGTATACGGCATTGTTAGCTCCAGCTCGTGAGAATTGAGATAGTAAAATCGGCGGTAAGTAACGTTCCACTTTGTACCTCAAGTACGGATGGAGCTGACAAACTGCCAATATTCATTACGATATTTGAGGCAGCTAGTTTATTAAATACTGCTACTGCTCTCGTTTCGATACCGTTAAGGTTTCCACGGTTATCCAGCATTGGCACCGTTAAAATAATTTTTAGGTTTGCTAAAGGAGATATCATCGAATAGGTATTGTTGTTAGGTACGAGATACGGATCTCCCGGAGCGACGATAACTGCGTTAGCCGTAATTGTTGGCGGCGGAAAATCGTATGTGTTCCAGTCGTTAGGGCTTTCTAAAGCTGCAGCTACAGTAGCTCTAAGTGTAGTAATCGCGGCGGCGGTCATCTGTCACCCGATCATACTGTTTGGGTTTGTGTATCCAGCGATGAGCCCTCTAATTTTTCCGATCATCGAATTACCGAGGCGATATGGGCTTGGGCTAAATCCGTCAATAGATACTCCGCCTGTTTGTGAAACTTGGCGAGCTTGAAAAATGTCTACTGCAAGGATCATCGCGGCCTCACGTACGGCCGGAGTAGTAGCGTAGGAGTTTGTTTTTGTATCTGCTCCTACGGCTGATCCATAAGGTAATACGCGCTGAAAATTAACGTCGGCAGCGACTTTAGTAAATTGAATAAAGCTATAACCGTTTGGCCAATTCCACGTGTAAGGGTTCCAAACAAGGCTAGGGATCTGATTAACCGTACCGGTGCTCCAAGGCATCGTGCCGGTAATTGTGTAGGTACCGTTAAAGGTTGAGCCGCATCCACTCAAGGTTACAGACTGACCCGTACTAAAGATTGCAGGATTAGCGATCATCGCGGTAGCTATATTATTTTGTAGCGTAACTCCCACTACGGGAGCTGAGTCAAACCATAAAAACTGATTAAGAATATCCTGAGCAGTTTGGCAGCACTCCTCGACCACGCTATCCGGATATAAATCCTGAATACCTAGGTTATCGCGTAACTCTTGCTCGGTTACGTATGTTGCCGGCACTCTGCTCTCCTTACTTAATAGGGCCGGTAGGGCTCAAAGGGCTAAGAGCCCTACCGACTACTAGGGTATTACTATGCCTTCAAATAACGGACGATACCGTTAGGCATTTTCGCGATCGTTGCCATAAATCCGTAGATCGCTACCTGAACCTGTAGGTTCGATACTACGTTTACTGACATATATGCCTGAGGTGAGCGGTAAACAGTAAACGCTTCAGGTGCCAAAATTAGCGCCGATCCGTCGTCTACTGTTGTCTCTGTAAAGTTCTTGTCTACGTATAGATCAAGTCCTAGTACGTTACCGCGAATAGACTGAGGGCCTACCTGTCCAGCTGCGTTCATAGGTTGGATAGCGTTATAAATTGGTCGCTTTGTGGTATCGGTTGCGCCCATTAGCAACTGCCATTGTGCAGCATTTCCTACGTAATTCTGAGCAAAGTAACCCGTATTTTTGTAGATGGCTGCTGCAGCTTGTGAAGTGAAAGAAATAATTCCATCGCTATCAGCTGAAGTAGGTGTTGAGCCTGTACTAGCTGATAACAAAGCTGCTACTACTGTTGTATCAATAGTAGTTAAGTATGCGTTCTGTAGTTGCTGAGTTAGTTCAGCGTAGAAGTTTGGATCTGAACGCTCTAAAAGTTCTACTGAGATTGTGTTCATACCTGCGTACTTGTTTACTGTACCTGTTAGGTATTCAGTAACCATACCTGTATTAGATACGGCTCCAGCTTCGGCCTCTACTGTGACAGTCGGTGCAACGCCTGAACCGCCACCAGCTGAGGTAACGAGTGATGGGACGTTAATTGTCATACCGCTAGCAGGCAAAACTCCCTGTGAGCAAGCATCGATAGCAGGAGTACCAAAACGTGTATTAGTTACAAACTCTGTTAGGTACTGAGTTGGGTTAAATGCAGGGTTAGTGCTAAATGAGTCATCGGCTGCAGTTACGTAGAGCTTTGAGTCATCGTTACCTAGTGCAGCTTTGATCTTGTGCTCTGTGTATGTTGCCATAGACACAATAGGAGTACGTACTCGCTGAGAGTCTAGTACTGATGGACGGATGATCTTACGAGCGGCCTCGACCTTTTCAGCCTCTGCCGGTGCATCTACCGGGGTTTCCTCCGGTGTATTTTCTGGGGCTGTAGTCACAGCTTCCTCGCTTTCGGTTTCTGTTTCGATCTCTACGATAGTCGTAGAAATAGTAGTAGTTTTTTCCTTTGTACTTGTCGCGGCTTCAATAGCAGCTCGCGCCGCCATAATTTCATCGACGGATGCGCTAGTAAATGCCGGGCTCTCGACGAGTGACACTTCCTTAAGGACGGCAGCCGTGACGAGCAAGTAATCACCCATCGGCTTAGAGGCGGTTACATCCACCCCAACGGATAGGCCGGATACGAGATTTTCTTGCGCTAATACGAGAGCATCTTGTCCTCGAGTGCTACTCGATAAACGGAAAGATCCATAAACGCCCTCTGTAGAGTCGCTAAAGCTGATGGCGCGACCTACGGGCTTATCTTGTTGGTGCTGCGATAGTAATTTTATTTTTGTTGCATCCGGGATAGCGATAGATCCGCGCTCGAAAACTACAGGGCCAGCGGATGTATGTCCGACCTCGCCATATGGTGCAACAAGTCCGGACACGATACGGCGCTCTGTATCGGCGGCTTGGATCTCTTGGCTAAACGTTAGTAGCACTTGCATCTCCTAGCGGTGTGAGTTGTTCCATCTCTCGGGCTTGATCGACATTAATTAAATCTAGGTTTAACATTTTCTCGATGATATCTAAGCGATCCTTAGCATCAACGCGTAAAAAGGTATCGTCTACCGCGAAACGCACTTGATTTTGGCTATTAGTTATGTCGTTCATTGATAGACGATCCTCGATTGCAGATATG